ACGTCAATCCTACAGAGTGAGAGTGCTGACCCCACCGATGGGGCATCCACCCCTCCTAATTTGACACGTAGCCCGACAGTTTGACGGTGTATTCCCCACAATCATGCAGCACTTTTAGAGGGGGGTGGCATTGATTACATATAAGTTTGTAGCCCCCACCCCTAGGTGGCAAACAAAAGGAGGGGGTAAGTTAATAACTGTAGGAGTTGCTGTACCTATGACACCAAGGCAAAGGGACGTTTACCTATATGTGAGGTACTATTGGGAGAAGTGGGGGTATGCACCATCGTATATGGATATAGCAAATGGATTAGGGTTATCGTCTAAAGGCGGTGTACATAAGATTGTGAAGCGGTTAATGGAGTTGGGATTGTTGGAGAGGGAAAGATACAGGCCGAGGGATATAAAGCCCAAGGGTGTGAGTATTCATAGATTGGTGCGCAAGTTCACATGATTGATCAGCTATTGCCTTTGTTGGATAAGATGACTCCGAGTGAGCAACAGGAGGCGATTAAGCTATTAGAGGCGTATAAGAAGGCTGATCAGGAGTCTAAGGCGAAGTCTATCTTTATGGAGTTTGTGCACTTAATGTGGCCTGACTTTATATCGGGTAGACACCATAGGATCATGGCTGAGAAGTTTGAGGGTTTTATTAGTGGGAAGATTAAGAGGTTGATTATTAATATGCCGCCTAGGCATACGAAGAGTGAGTTTGGTAGTTATCTGTTACCGGCTTGGTTTATGGGTAACTTTCCCGATAAGAAGATTATTCAGGCTTCGCATACTGCGGATAAGGCATTAGAGTTTGGTAGGAAGGTGAGGAACTTGGTGGCTTCGCCACAATTCTCGGCGGTCTTTCCTGACGTACTTCTTCAGGCTGACTCTAAGGCGGCGGGTAAGTGGTCTACCAATAAGGGTGGTTCTTACTTCGCTGTTGGTGTTGGCGGTGCTGTTGCCGGTTATGGTGGCGATTTAATTATTATTGACGACCCCCATTCAGAACAGGACGGAAAGAACCTGAACGCTGAAGCCTTTGATGCCGTATACGATTGGTACATGACAGGTCCACGTCAGCGTCTACAGCCGGGTGGAAGTATTCTTTTGATTATGACCCGTTGGGGTAAGAGAGATCTTACGGGTAGGCTATTAGACTATTCCGCGAGAAACCCTGACGCTGACCAGTGGGAGGTCATTGAGTTCCCTGCGATCTTGCCTTCTGGCAATCCGCTTTGGCCTGAGTTTTGGAGCCTAGAAGAACTGCTGGCGACCAAGGCAACCATCTTCCCCCGCTTTTGGGCGGCGCAATATCAGCAGGAACCGACTTCGGCTGAGTCAGCAATTATTAAGAAGGATTGGTGGCGGCTATGGGAACGCGATAGCCCACCCGATTGTGAGTATGTCATCCAGTCTTGGGATACTGCCTTTACAAAGAACGAACGTTCTGACTATTCAGCCTGTTCTACTTGGGGTGTTTTCTATAGAGAAGAAGACGAAGGATCGGGAAAGCTAGTCCCGAATATCATCCTTTTAGACTCTTTTAAGGCAAAAATGGAGTTCCCAGAGTTAAAAGAAGTTGCATTTAAACACTATAAAGAGTTTAATCCTGACACTTTGATTGTGGAAGCCAAAGCATCAGGTCAGCCATTGATATCAGAGTTGCGGCAAATGGGTATACCTGTACAGGAATTTGTACCATCAAAGGGTAATGACAAGATTGCGCGTGTAAACGCTGTAGCAGACTTGTTTGCTTCTGGGGTAATCTGGTGCCCAGAAACCCGTTGGGCTATGGAACTTATAGATGAGGTTGCGGATTTTCCAAACGGCGAACATGACGACTTGGTGGACTCAATGAGCCAAGCGTTACTACGCTATCGCCAAGGTGGATTTGTCCGTCTTCCTTCCGACGAATACGACGAACCAACGTTTACACGTAAACGGGCTTACTACTAAGGCGAGTAAATGGAAAAGATGCTCTCTCCGATGTCTTTAGAAGACATCAATAATGCTGAACCCGTTGAAATCGAAATTCAGGACGAAGAACCGGATGTCACCATTATTGACATCACGGAAGTGGAAGTCATTGAACCAGACTTCCAGCAAAATCTAGCCGAAGTCATTCCCGATAACGAACTACAAAGTATCGGCGCTGAGATTCTTGAAGATATCCGCATCGATAAGAACTCCCGTAAGGATTGGGATCAGACCATCACCGATGGTATGGCTCTCCTTGGGATGAAGATTGAAGAAAGAACAGAGCCTTGGAAGGGCGCTTGTGGCATCTTCCATAGTATTTTGTCTGAGGCGGCAATTAAGTTCCAATCAGAGATGATCATGGAAACTTTTCCCGCGACCGGTCCTGTCCATACCAAGATGGTTGGTAAGTGGACAAAAGAGAAACAAGACTCTTCCGACCGCGTTAAAGAGGACATGAACTGGCAGTTGATGGAGAACATGCCGGAATATCGCTCCGAACATGAGCGTATGTTGTGGAACCTAGGTCTGACCGGATCAGCTTTTAAAAAGGTCTACTACGATCCAAACATGCAACGCCAAGTGGCGATGTATGTCCCAGCCGAAGATGTCTATCTTCCTTACGGCTCAACTGAACTACAAAGCACTCCTCGGGTTACGCAAGTTATGCGTAAGACTGAAAACGAAATGCGCAAGCTCATGCTTGCTGGTTTCTACGTCGAACGCGAGCTAGGCGAAACCGATAACAGCATCGATAGCATTGAAAAGAAAAAGCAACAGCTTACTGGGATAAGTTCCCTAGAAGATGATCGCCACGTTCTTTATGAGTGCCACATCGAATTAGATCTACCCGGCTTTGAAGATGAAGAAGATGGCGAACCAACAGGTATTGCACTGCCATATGTGGTGACTTTAGATACCCAAGGACAGATTTTCTCCATCTATCGCAACTGGAAACCTGAAGACGAGACAAGAAAGAAGCGTGATCACTTCATTCAGTACGTCTTCATCCCCGGAATCGGACCGTATGGCTTTGGTTACATCCATATCTTAGGCGGTTACGCCAAAGGTGCGACCTCAGTATTGCGTCAATTGGTCGATGCCGGTACGTTGAACAACCTTCCCGGCGGATTAAAAGCGCGTGGACTACGTATTAAAGGCGATGACACGCCAATCGCACCGGGTGAGTTCCGCGATGTAGACGTTCCTGCTGGGACAATCCGCGACAATATCGTCAATCTTCCTTACAAAGAACCCTCAAACGTTCTTTATATGCTGTTTAAAGAGATTGTTGACGAAGGACGCATGTTGGCTTCTACCGCTGACATGAAAGTTGCCGACATGAACCAGCAAGCACCGGTTGGAACCACGCTTGCAATCATTGAACGCATGATGAAAGTCATGTCTGCTGTTCAGGCGCGTGTGCACTCTGCCATGCGTAAGGAGTTTCAGCTACTGCGCGACATTATCCGTGACTACACACCGGAAGAATATAGCTACGATACTGACAAAGGTCGCTCAGTTAAGCGTTCTGACTACGATCATGTGGACATTATTCCGGTTTCAGACCCCAATTCGTCCAGTTCTACCCAACGTATGGCTCAGTATCAGGCTGCTTTGCAGCTTTCTCAGACCGCTCCGCAGCTTTATGACCTGCCAGAGTTACATCGTGAGACTTTGCGCGTACTTGGGATGAAAAACGCGGCACAGATCGTCCCAGATAAGGACGATGTGAAGCCAAAAGACCCAGTTACAGAGAATATGAACATTATGAACGGCAAGCCGATCAAGGCGTTCCTATTCCAAGACCACGAAGCACACATTGCTGTTCATATGGCTGCGGCACAAGACCCCAATATCCAACAGATGATCGGTCAAAACCCGCAAGCCAACATGATCCAGCAAGCTTTGCAAGCACACTTGATGGAACACATGGCGTTCAAGTACCGCTTGGATATTGAGAAGCAAATGGGCGTTGATATCCCGCCGGAAGATGAAGAATTGCCGGAAGAAATGGAAGTCAAGGTCAGCAAACTCGCGGCAGAAGCTGCTCCGTTGGTGTTGCAGATGCACAGTGCACAAGCCGCTCAAATGGCTGCAGCGAAACAGATGCAAGACCCAACAATTCAAGCACAACAACAAGAGTTGCAACTCAAGGCGGCTGAACTTCAACAGAAGGGACAGCTTGAGGCGGCAAAACTTGAGCTACAACGTCAAGCAGAAATTAGTAAAGATCAAAGAGAACGTGAACGTATTGCGTCCAATGAGAAAATTGCTGGCGCAAATCTCGGTAAAAGCATCTCGGAATTAAATAAAAAGCTCGCACACGAGCAGAAGCTGACGGGGTTTGAAGCAGGGATTGCCTTAAGGACTAAACGTGATAAGCAAGGAACTTGA